AATGTATTGTTAACCAAAATCTTTACTGGTGACAAATCCGATAACATTTATGGTATTGAAGGATTGGGAGAAAAAACATTGATTAAATATTTCCCCCAAGTGCAGGAGAAACCATGCACTGTCGAGGAAATATTGGATTGTGCACGAAATATCGAGCAAAAGAAACCTATTAAAACTCTGAATAATATTTTGACCGGTAAGACAAAATTGTCTATACTTGGAGAAGAGTTCTATAATACGAACAAAAAAATTGTTGACCTTAAAAACCCCCTAATTACAGATGATGGAAAAAACTTAGTAGAACAGATTTTAATAGACGATATAGACCCAACAGATAGGGGATATAAAAACTTAATGAGAATGATGATGGAGGATGGTCTCTTTAAGTATTTACCAAAAGACGATGACGCTTGGGTAAATTTCCTCAAACCATTTATGAAATTAACAAGAAAAGAAAAAAGAAACACAAACAAAAATTAAAAATTATGACAGAACAAGAAAGCACAAAAATTGAATTTTTATTGAAATTGAATGATAACATCATTGTTCAAAGATTTTTCAATGTGAGGGGGTTTAACCCAAAGGCGAAGAATTCGTTGGAATTACATTATTTTATGAAATATTTCAAAGAAGAACTTCAATATCATTTGAAAATGAAAACGGTAACTTATATGATGGACAATCAAGATTTAATATCAAATGACCCAACAATTATGAATACATCGTTTACCGATGGTCCGGAAATCTTTAATATGTATATAAAAATTGGAGAACAGACAATTTGTCATAGAATGTTTGATGGAAAATTATTTCCACCAAAAGTTCGATATACGGTTGATATACGACCTATTTTGAAAGATGCTCTTCGTGAATTGACTGACATTTTTTCGTCAAAAAAATTAAGTTTTAAATATTTGGAGTTTGACTTGAACAAGTAACTATTTAATAAAACAGGTAAACTTACAAACGATATATGAACAAGAATTTTGACTACTTAGGTAATACATTTCAAATACAACTTTTAAATCAAATCATAGTAGATAAAGAATTTTCAATGACCATCATGGATGTGATTGAAAGTTCTTACTTTGACAACAAATATTTTAAAATCATCTTGCAGATGACTAAAGAATATTATGTGAAATATCAATCCACTCCCAATTTCGATACTCTTGAGCAAATCGTTAAATCTGAAATTTCCCAAGAACTGGTTGCTAAAATCGTTCTTGATACTATTGTTCAAATTAAAGACGCTCCATTTGAGGGAACCCAATTTGTTCAAGAAAAAGCGTTAAAGTTTTGTAAACAACAAGAACTCCAAAAGGCGATGGATAAGGCTCAGAAGATTATCACTGAAGGTGATTTTGAATCTTATGATAAGGTCGAAGGATTGGTTCGTGAAGCGTTACAAGTTGGAGAAAGAGAGACTGGATTGACTGATATCTTCTCCAACCTTGAAACCGTTTTGGATGAGGATTTTAGACACCCAATTCCGATGGGGATTCCGGGAATAGACAAACTACTTAAAGGTGGTTTGGCGAGAGGTGAGATTGGGGTGATACTTGCTCCGACCGGTGTTGGGAAAACTAGTATACTAACCAAAATTGCTAATACCGCATTTAATCTTGGATTTAATGTTCTTCAAATATTTTTTGAGGACAATCCTAAAATTATTCAAAGAAAACACTTTACACTTTGGACTGGTATTGCTCCTGATGATTTGGTTCAACATAAAGATGAGGTGATGGGTAAAATTAACGAGATTAAAGAAACAATGAAGAATGAGTTAATCTTAAAAAAACTCCCTTCAGATTCAATAACAATGAGCCATATCAAAAATCAACTTAGAAAGATGATTGCTGACGGAACAAAAATTGATTTGGTTTTATTGGACTATATTGATTGTGTGGTTCCTGAAAGTAGTAGTAAAGATGAGTGGAAAGCAGAGGGTTCGGTTATGAGAGGGTTTGAAGCTATGTGTCACGAACTTAATTTGGTTGGTTGGACCGCAACTCAAGGTAATAGAAGTTCTATCTCGTCTGAGGTTGTAACAACAGACCAAATGGGTGGGTCAATTAAGAAGGCTCAAGTTGGGCATGTTATTATATCTGTTGCTAAAACATTACAACAAAAAGAAATGAATTTGGCAACGATTGCTATTACCAAATCAAGATTGGGTAAGGATGGTGTTGTATTTGAGAATTGTAAATTCAACAATGAATTACTTGAGATTGATACCGAAAGTTCGGTAACATTCTTGGGATTTGAGGAACAACAAGAGGAGAGAAAAAGAGATAGAGTTAAAGAATTATTAGAAAAAAGAAAATTAAGAGAACAACAACAAAATTAAAAAAAAAATATGGAAAAAATATTAGTAGAGAATCCAAATCGTTTCGTGATATTCCCAATTGAACATAATGATATTTGGGAATATTATAAACAACATCAAGCAGCTTTTTGGACGGCAGAAGAAGTAGACTTAACCAATGACATTCGTGATTGGGAAAATTTATCGGATAATGAAAAGTATTTCGTTAAGAATGTATTGTCATTCTTCGCGGCATCGGATGGTATCGTTAATGAGAACTTGGCGGAAAACTTCCTAAAAGAAGTTCAATACCCGGAAGCTAAATTCTTCTATGGGTTCCAATTGATGATGGAGAATATCCATTCATTGATGTATTCACTTTTGATTGACACCTATGTGTCAAATCCAAAAGAAAAAGACGAATGTTTTCACGCTATCGATAGATTACCTGCAGTTCAAAAGAAAGCTAATTGGGCGTTTAATTGGATTAAAGACGCATCTTTCCAAGAACGATTGGTTGCATTTGCGGCGGTTGAAGGTATATTCTTTTCAGGTTCATTCTGTTCAGTGTTCTGGTTGAAGTCAAGAGGTATTATGCAAGGTTTGTGTAACGCTAACTCATTAATCTTTAAAGATGAGAACTTACATTGTGACTTTGCAATTCATTTATTGAACAATCATATCGAGGATAGACCAAGTGAGGAAAGAATAAAAGAAATCTTATTATCGGCTTTGGAAATTGAGAAAGAATTTATCACCGAATCTTTACCGGTATCACTTATTGGTATGAATTCAAATTTGATGAAACAATATCTTGAGTTTGTGGTTGACGGACTTTTAGTTAAACTTGGATGTAAAAAAGAATTCAATGTTGAACAACCATTTAAATTTATGGAACAAATTGCAGTTGAAACTAAAGGTAATTTCTTTGAGTCAAGAACTATGGAATACCAAAAAGCAAAATTGAACGAAACCATAACATTTACAGAAGATTTCTAAACAAAAACATAAATTATGATGTCATTAAAAATTAAAAAAAGAGGTGGAGAGGATGCTGCGTTTAATCCACAGAAAATTTATAGCAGAATTAAAAGAGCGGCAAAAGGGTTAAGCGTTAATTCTGACGAGATTTTTATTAAAGTAATCACTTCGGTTCCGACTGAAGGATTGGTTACAACCAAAGAGTTAGATAAACTTATTTATGAAATTGCCGCGGCTTATACCGGTAGTCATCACGATTATTCAAGATTATCATCATCTGTTGCAATATCGTCATATCATAAAGAAACTAATGAAAGTTTCTCACAGACTATGATGGAATTATATGGTTCAGGTGTTGTAAACGAGAAGTTAATTGATACAATTAAAAGTTATGGACCAGAAAAAATTGATGAAGTTATAAATCACGATAACGATTATAATTTTGATTATTTTGCTTGGAGGTCATTACAAGAGATGTATTTGTTAAAAACACCTGAAGGTAAAGTGGTTGAAAGACCACAACATATGTATATGAGAGTTGCGTTGTGGGTAACAAACACATTTGAAGAGGCGATGGATTATTATAATTCATTGTCGAATCAATTAATATCACCAGCAACACCAATAATGATTAACTCGGGAACTAGAGTTCCTCAGTTGGCATCTTGTGTGTTACACTATAATAACTCTGACTCTCGTAATGGATTGTTGGATACTTTAAATGATATTTCAACTTATTCTTCAGATGCTGCAGGTATTGGATTATCGATGTCTAATATAAGAAGTAAAGAAAGTAGGATTAATAGTTCAGGAGGATTTGCTGGAGGATTGTTGAAGTATTTGAAAATTGTTAATGAATCTTTAAGGTTCTTTAATCAACAAGGAAGAAGACCTGGTAGTGCCGCGATTTATTTGGAACCTTGGCACAAGGACATTATGGACTTGTTGGAGATTAAGAAAAACACAGGCGCTGAAGAATTGAGAGCGAGAGATTTATTCACTGCATTATGGATTCCGGACAACTTTATGAATGCGGTTAAAGATAATGGAGATTGGTATTTGTTCTGTCCTAACGATATTATCAAAGCGGGAATCAAACCACTTCAAGAGTGTTATGGTGAAGAATATGAAGCGAACTATAACAAAGCAGTTGAGATGGGTCTTGGTAAGAAAATCAAAGCTCAAGACATTTGGTCAAAAATTGTTGAATCTCAAATTGAAACTGGAGTTCCTTACTTATGTTCAAAAGACAATGCAAACAGAAAAACGAATCACCAAAACATCGGGGTTATCAAACAATCTAATCTTTGTAATGAAATTTATCAATTTACAGATGAAGAAACTACTGCGATTTGCACTTTGTCATCTATCGTATTGAAGAATTTTATTAGAGATGGTAAATTTGATTATAATCTTTTAATTAGTGAAGTTAAAAAAGTTGTAAGAGCGTTGAACAATGTTATTGATAAAAACAACTACTCGACTGAGAAAGGATTGAAAGGAGGTCTTGAACAAAGAGCAATTGCAATCGGAACTCAAGGTCTTGCAGATGTATTCTATTTGATGGATTATATCTTCACATCGGAAGAAGCGAAAAGTTTAAACAAGAATATCTTTGAGGCTATCTACTTCGCAGCAGTGACTGAAAGTATGGAATTATGTAAATCAGGTGTTAGAACACCTTACAAACATTTCGAAGGTTCTCCAATGTCAAAAGGTGTATTACAATTTGATATGTGGGGATTGAACGAATCTGATTTATTTTTAGATTGGAATTCATTGAAAGAAGATGTTAAAAAATATGGTGTTTGTAATAGTTTGTTCACGGCTCAAATGCCTGTAGCGTCTTCAGCTAAGATTACAGGTTCATTTGAAATGACTGAACCTGCTCACTCGGCATTATTTAATAGACGAGTTGTAGGTGGGGAGATTTTAATTGTAAACAAGTATTTAATTACTGATTTTGAAAAAATTGGTATTTGGAATGAAGATTTGAAAAATGAAATCATTCTAAACGAAGGTTCAATTCAAAATATTAATTTCAACAATTATCTTGACCCTGAAGATAGAAATTACACTAAAAAAGTTAAAAGAGCTGAACATTTAATTAACAAGTATAAAACTATTTGGGAGATATCTCAAAGAGAGTTAATTGATATGTCAGCAGATAGAGCTCCATTTATTGACCAATCTCAATCAATGAATATCTATATGTCGAATCCAACATTATCAAAAATAACTTCATCTCATTTCCATTCGTGGTCAAAAGGATTGAAAACTCTTTGCTATTATGTTAGAACCAAGGCAATATCAACAGGGGCAAAACATTTAGCGGTCGATGTTTCAAAAATTCAAAAACCAAAAACAAATGTGGAAACACCTAAAGTTGAAATAATTAACACATCAACTAAACCTGAAGATAGTCAATTTGAATGTTTTGGTTGTTCATCTTAAAATAAAAATCCCAACAATTCGTTGGGATTTTCTTTTTTAATCTATTTATAAGAAAAAAATAGAAGTATATATTTATAACTATGGCAAATGGTGTAACATATGGTATTAATTTCCCGTTTAGAGATTCCTTAAGAGGAGATTACCTCCAATTAACGGAACTACAATCAGAAGAAATTAAAGGTGATTTAATTCATTTATTATTGACTCGAAAAGGTTCAAGATATTTTCTACCTGAATTTGGGACAAGATTATATGAGTTTTTATTCGAACCATTCGATTCATTAACTTTTAATGCGATTGAATCCGATATTAGAGACGCTATCCAAAACTTTATGCCGAATTTATTGGTTAATAGTTTAAGTATAACACCGGCCGACCCACAAGAAGAAGCGGATATTGCGACAGGACAAAATTTTGTGGGAACAAGCGAATCATCAATATATAGATTTCCCGGAAAAGGAACATCTGAATACACCGCAAAAATAAGAATAGATTACTCAACCAATGGGTCAACTTTTGGTCAAAGTGATTTTGTTATTATTAATATTTAAAAACTATGGCAAATAATAGAATATCGTATAGCAGTAGAGATTATCAATCGATAAGAGCAGACCTTTTAAATTATGCAAAAACATACTATCCTGATTTAATTCAAGATTTTAATGACGCTTCGGTTTTCACGGTATTTCTTGATTTAAATGCTGCGGTCGCGGATAACTTACATTATAATATTGATAGAAGTGTTCAAGAAACAGTTCTACAATATGCACAACAAAGGTCATCAATTTATAACATTGCCAGAACATACGGGCTAAAATTACCCGGACAAAGACCATCCGTCGCATTAGTTGACTTTTCAGTCACAGTCCCGGCGTTCGGAGATAAAGAAGATGAAAGATATCTCGGAACATTATCTCGAGGGTCACAAGTTGTAGGGGCAGGTGTTGTGTTTGAGAATATTTATGATATTGATTTTGCGTCACCTTATAACGCTCAAGGATTTCCAAATAGATTAAAAATCCCAAATTTTAACGCTAATAATATACTGGTTAATTACACGATTACTAAAAGAGAAGTTGTTGTTAATGGTATTAC